CGAACCTTAAAGGCGTGGACGATCCATCCAAGCGCAAGGCGATCCAGGCGGCCAATGAAAAAGTCTGGAAAGACGCGATGGCGAGCGGCTACCGCGCTGAGCCGTATCTCCGGCCCCAGGTTGCGCTCCACGATCCGGCCACCGAGAAGAAAATCACTGCGGACGAGTTGGCCCGGCTCCGTGGCAAAAACGCCATTCTGTCCGAGCGCCTCAACCAGCTTCTGGAACGCTTCGACGCCCAAGGGAAGACCAGTTAGCGCCGGGAGGGCGACGTGCCGAATCCCGTGGCCGTCACCGGCCAGTACATCATCAACAACGCTTTCACCGCCCTGGGAATCCTCGAACAAGGCGGCGCTCCTTCAGTTTCCGATTCGGTTGACGCCCTGGCGGAACTCAATGACATGTGGGGTGCCTGGGGAATCGACGAAGGGTTGATCTTTTCCTCGGTCGCGGCGCAGTTCGCATGGCCGGCGGCGACCCCCAGCGTGGGAATGGGCGTGACAGCGCCTCCCCCCTTCAATCAGATCGGCGTCCCAGCGCGCATCTACGATGCCCATATGATCCTCGGAGGAATCCGCAAGCAATTGAAAATAGTCGATTTGGAAACCTATACCGCCCATGGGGACTTGACCGCCACGGGCCTCATTGCCGACGAATTGCACCCGGACTGGTTCGTCAACGTTGGCAATGTGGCGGGCGTCTCGGGCTGCATCACGCTGTACGTATTCCCAGTCCCTTCAGGCGCGATCATCCTGGAACTCTCGGTTGGCATTCAGGCTTTTAGCCTGTGGACCCTCGCTGGGGCAAACGTTTACGTTCCACAGGGTTATGTCGATGCACTGAAGTACACCCTCGCCTACCGGCTCCTACCGCGTTTCGGCGTGGCGGTCCAACCGCAGGTGGCCGAGACGGTTACACAGTTGGCTGAAAAGGCTGAAGCGCGCATCCGCGAAATGAACGCGATCAACCGGCAACTGAAAGGGCAGCAAGGCGCGCTCCCCGGATCGCCCGGCACACCGGCCGCGCCGCAGATGGCTCCCCAACCGGCTGGAGCTGGCGCGGTAAGGTAGAGACATGCCATGGGTTCAAGGCGACGGCAGCGCACAGGACTTCATCTACCGCTCTTTCCGCAAAATCGGCCAGATCCGGCCCGGCTATACGCCATCGCCCGAGATTCTGCAGGACGCTCTCACTGAGTGGGGCGATTTTTTCGATGCCCTCGGCGCTGAGCAGAACGCACCCTATTCGAATCCCGTCTACCAGCACGCGGTGAGCGGTCCCGGCTCGCAGACCAACGGCAACGGCTATCAGGTGGGACCCACGGCGGCTGACTGGGTGCAGCCGCGGCCCGAGGAGATCATCCGCGCGAACCTGGTCTTCACCAGCCAGGGACCGCAACCGGTTTACATCCAGTTGCGCCCGGTCAGCCAGGCGGAATGGGCCGCGCTCGCCATCCAACAGATTCCCGCGGTCAATGTAACCTCGATTTTCTGGTACGATCCGCAGTTCCCGAACGGCGTTTTCAACGTCTTCCCACCGCTGAACAGCAACGCTATCCAACTCTATCAACGCGGCATCCTAGCGTCCCCGGCCACGCTCGCGACGGTCTACACCGCGCCGCCGGGCTACAACGATATGGTGACCTACGGGCTGGCCGAGCGCCTATATTATCTGGCCACCAAATAGGTGTGCATCCATCCGCGGCCCTACCAGAACATCGCGGCGCGGGCCGCCAATGCGCTGAACTACATCAAGCGCATGAACCGGCCGATCCCGCGGCTGGCGAACGATTTCCAGAGCGGGAAAAAGCCGGATGGCTTCTACGACAGCCAGGTCTATCAGACTGGGATTCCCTACTGAGATGAAACAACTCCTGGCAATCTTGCTTTTCACTGCCGCCGCACAGGCTCAGAACGCCTTCCCCGCCCCACAACCGCAGTTGCAGTTCACTACGGCGGGGGGACCCCTGGCAGGTGGAAAGCTCTGCACCTACGTGAGCAACACCACGACGCCGCTCGCGACCTACACCGATGGCACAGCGAGCGTGGCTAACTCCAACCCGGTGGTGCTCGATACCAACGGCAGCGCCAGCGTGTGGCTCACGCCCGCGGGCCTGTACACCTTCGTGCTGCGCTCCGGCGGCGATGGGAGCTGCACCACCGGAACGGTCCTATGGACGCAAAACGGAGTGGGAATCACTGCGGCTGGCCTGGTCAACGCCCTCGCCATCCCCCAACTCGGAACCGGCGCCAAGACTACGGGAGGCTATATCGATGTTCCGCCCATCACCGGCCCGCAAGTCGGTTGCACGGATGCCTTCGGCAACCCCGTGGAGATTCCCGTGCGGCTTGGCGGATTGCCGGCCATTGGGAAGAACGACGTGGTCATGTGGAATTCTCCATCGCCGCTTCCGGGAGTGAATCCTGGGGGATGCGCGATCAGCCTCTACAGCCAGAATGTCTATGGCCTGAACATCAACACGTACGTCCTGGCGCAGGGCGGTTTTGCCACTTTCCTTGGAAAGTTCGATGAGTACCAGGCTTCCTACGACCCGGCCACCATGCACGTGGGCGGCTATGTGGGCGGCAGCTTCACCGCGGGTACCCTCTATCCCATCGGCACGATTACCAGTACTGGAACTCTCACCGCTCCGGCCTACCTTGGCGGCTACATGCTGATCGGGCACTCCGCCGGGCCGCCGGTCGCCGGCACCATCGCCAGCGTGACAAATCCCCTGTCCTACGGTGAGGGCTTGCTTCAGGGCATGATCTATTTCGATGACACGTTGAAGTGCGGCCAACTCTATAACGGGACCGGCTGGAACGGCTTTGGGTGCGGAGGCAGCGGAGGAATGCCGGGCGGCGGGACGGCCTCGATTCAAATCAATAATGGGGCCGGAGGATTTGGCGGAGACGCTAATTTCACCTACGTCGCTGGCACGGCGGTAACCCTCGGCGGCGGGGCGTCCTTCTTCGTGTCCGATCCCGCCGCTGGTTTCGATGCCAGCGCCTGCACGGCGACAAATTGCATTCAGGCACCCTTGGGGGGCATCCTCGGTCTGACGCTGCGCACCACCGATTCAGTGATTTGGGTTGAGGAAGCCGCTCCATCGCTCAGCTCCGCCTGCCAAGCGCGCATCTACGACGACTCAACCGCCCACGCGCTCATGGTCTCGCTGAACGGCGGGGCGTACTCGACTTTCGGCACGGGCACTGTCACCCACACCGCCGGCGCGCTCACCCAGTACGCGGTCATGCTCGGGGCCGGCGCGGCGGATTCGACAGTGGTGTCTGGCTTGGGCACCGCAGGCTACGTGCTGACTTCAAACGGCGTGGCAGCGGCTCCGACCTGGCAGAATGTTACCGGCACTGGCACCGTGACGCACACGGGCGGCGCGCTCACGGCGAGTCTGCCCATCATCGGCAACGGTGGCGGCGACGTGAAGCCTGGCACCGTCAGCGGCAACACCACCGAATTCGGCACAGTGAGCGGTTCCCTGGTATCCGGAGATTGCCTGAAGGCCGACGCCAGCGGCAACATCGTGGACCAGGGATCTCCGTGCGGCTCGGCCAGCGCGGGTGTGTCCTCCATCGCGAGCGGTGGCAGCGGCCTCTACACCGGCGCGATCACTCTGACCGGCACGGCCAACCAGGTGATCATCACCCCCACCAGCGGGCCGAACACGTTCACCTTCAGCCTGCCGCAGAGCATCGCCACGGGAAGCGCTGTGACCTTTGGGTCGGTTACAATTGGCGGCGCGTTCACTACGAGTCAGACGGGCAGCAGTTACGCTTTCGTCAACAGCGATGGATCTTTTAGCGTGACGGGAACCGGCGTCGTGACGGCTTCCGGAAGCGCGACTTTCGCCAATGTGACGGCGGGCAGCAACTCGGGCGCTGGCGTGATTCAGCCGTGGTGCGCGAACACTACAGCGGCCTGCTTTCAACTGATCCAAACGGGCAGCGGCGGATCGATCACGCCGATTCAGATGGACGGGCAAGGCGACCTCAGCATATCCGGTCAATTCGTCATCAACTATGGCGGAGGTAGCTATAGGGTTCAAAGTACTGGACTTGCGACGAGTTGGTACAGCGGATCGACGGCTGAATTTACAGTCAATTCCTTGAATGGCCTGATCACCGACTATGCCGGTCATACCGTAGACACCAATAGCCAGGGCGTCTCCTGGATTCCGGCGACTTACCAGGCTACGGGCCAGACCGGCTCCATTTCAGCGCAGAGTCTCCAAGTGGGCGGCGGTATCGCCCCGGCTGGCCAGTACCGGATAAGCGCCACTGGAGGCGTCACGACGGCCGGAACCGGCGGAACGCTCTTCGCTTATGTCTCCTACACAGGTGCGGGAGGAACTAGCAATCAGCCCCAAATCTGTCAATTTCTGGCGACGGCGGGCGGTACCTGTTCCGGGTCCTTAACGATCTACACGACCGGAGCGGCGAACATTCAGTTTTCCACCACGGCGTCCGGCTTCACGGGTAGCCCTCAGTATTCGATCTACGTGACGCTGGAGCGGCTTCAGTAGGGTAGAATTGCAAGTTTGGGGTTGCCCTTGGGTGTCCTCCGGGGGCACGGCTGAATCCTGCAAGGAGGCGTTACGCTTCGAAAGCAGCCGTCAGTTGTTGGGAATGCACATGGGTAACCCAGTCGCGAATGCGATGCGCGGGCCCTCCTGGAGCGAATCTCCAGGGTAAAGAGACTGAGGCCCCGCCGAAATGGCTTCCAACCGACCGGCGGGGCCAGAACTCATGGGCAGGTTCCAGCTTTAGAGTATACCCCATCGGGGCAGGCTCGCAACAAGAAGCCCAGGGGCTTACTCTGTTTTTTCGGTTACAATGGGCGCATGAGAAAGTACCTCCTGGCGGTGCTGCTTTTCCCTCTGATGCGCTGCTCCACCTCGCCCGACGTGCAGGCCGTGCGTCAGAACGCCTCCTACCGCCGCAGCCTGTCCGACCTGAACGCGAAGATCCGCGAGGAAAGTGCGGCCCGCGACGCCCTGGTGAAGGAATGGGCGCGCGTCTGCACCGGCAAGGGTGCGGCGCTCGGGATCGACGATTTCAAGGAGGTAAGCTGCATCCCCGATCCAAAGGCGCAACAGGCCGCAGGCACCGGCCAATCTGCTGAGCAAAAGGCCATGCCGATGCGCGGCACCGTCAAGGTCGATCCTCCCGTGAAGCCCGCGGCGCAATGAGCCAACCCTTCGCCGGATTTATCGGCCCCAGCTACCAGTTGTCAAATCGCTGGGCCGCCATCGAGCGCTGCGCGAACTGGTTTTTGGTGCCCGTGGAATCGTCCGACGAAACCAAAAGCCGCGTCGTCTTCGATCCCTTCCCGGGGAATCGGCAGTTCTCAGCGCTCCCTCTGGCCCCGCCTTTCAACCAGCCGTGCCGCGGGCTATTGGAGAACCGCGGGGCGGTCTACGGCGTGAACGGCACGTGCGTCTACATCCTCTTGCCCTCGGGCGCCATGCAGCAACTCGGCAACATCGTTAGCGACGGCAAGCCCGTCAGCATGACGGCCAATGGAAACGGCCAGATCGGAATCAGCAGCGCTGGCCGCTTCTGGGTCTTCGAGCCTGCCGGGTGGGCGGCGGAAGTCCCGGTGGGAGATAAGTTCCTGGGCAGTGGCGTCATCACATTCCAAGACGGGTACGTGATCGCTGTCACCCCGAATTCCAACCAATTCCAAATCAGCGGCACTGACGACATCCCTATTGGCGACATGCGCGTCTGGGACGCGGCCAACGTGAGCATCCAGGCCGGCCAAGCCGACAATCTCCGCGCGGTGCTTTCCTCGAGGGAATACCTCCGTCTGTTTGGCCATCGGCGCTCGCAGGTCTACCAGAACGTGGGCAGCGCCGGAATCGGCGGTTTCCCCTTCCAGTCGTACAACGAGACCTTCATCGAGACTGGCTTGGCCGCTCCCTTCGGTCTTTGCGACCTGGGCCAGTCCGTCGTGTGGATCGGTGAAGACGCGCGGGGCCAGCGCGCGGCGTGGCGGGACATCGCTTTCCAACCCCAGCGGATTTCGACATTCGCGGTAGAGTTGGCCTGGGGCGGCTATCCGACCGTGGAGGACGCAACCTGTTTCCCGTTCATTTGGCAAGGCCACCTGATGGTGCGCTTCGACTTCCCGAGCGCGCAGCCGGTCTTCGATGGCGCGGCGCAGAACGGCGCGAGTTGGGTCTACGACGATACCGCCAGCGCGCTACTCCAGCGGCCCATCTGGACGGAGGTGAACTTCACCGCGGCTAACGGCATTCAGTCGCGGCGGCCCGAGCAGTTCCACTGCTTCGCTTTTGGCAAACATCTGGTGGGAAGCAACGGCCTCGACGGCAATCCGGGAGCGGTCTACCAGTGGCAGCCGGGCCAGTATTCCGACTGCGCGGTCGCGCTCGATGGCACCCAAACGCAGGTGGAAATCGTCTGGGACCGTATCTGCCCGCACCAGTGGAGCGGCAACAAACGCGTGGTCTACAATCGCATCGAGTTCGAATTGGCCCGCGGCGTGGGACTCGACGGGGATCCGCCGGTAGGCGCCAATCCCCAAGTTCTGTTGCGCTGGTCGGACGATGGCGGATCGACTTGGAAGCCGTTTGTAAACATCCCCATTGGGAGACTGGGCCAGTACCTGGTGCGGGTTTACCGGAACCGCGTAGGGTACGCGCGGGATCGCGTGTTCTGGCTGCGGTGCTCAGATCCGGTATTCAATTCACTGGTGGGCGCAACGCTCGATTCCTTCGTCTGCGGCTCTTGACATTCTCGCCGGAATGGGCGATGCTGCAGACGTGGCTTATCCCGGCGGGAAAAACGGCGCTGGCGTTTACCAGCGGCTCATCAACCTGATGCCTCCGCACCGGGTTTACATCGAACCTTTCCTGGGCGGCGGTGCGATCATGCGGCTCAAGCGTGCGGCGCCCCTGAGCATCGGCCTCGACCTCGATCTCGAAGCGCTGGCTATGGCGATGCCGCCGGAGGGATCGTCGCGGATCGCGATGCGCGATCGCGCACCATCGGATTCGGTGATAGCGGCCGAAATCGCCCGCATCGGCGATGGCGGATCCGCCACCATCCGCATCGACGATGGCGGATCCTCCATCTTTATCCACGGCGATGGGATCCGGTTCCTGGAAGCTTATCCTTTTCGCGGGAACGAACTGGTTTACTGCGATCCGCCCTACATGATGGAGACGCGCTCGGGCGGCGACTCTACGCGCACGAGCTTTCCGAGGGGGGCCATCGCCGTTTC